CGTCGCGCCGGAATCGGTTCATGTCGAAGCTGGGATCGGTCTTGACGCTGGAGTGGCCGTAGCCGCCGGGCTGGTGCTCCTTGTGCCCGGCGACGCCCCAGCCGGTGCGGCGGCGGATCGCCGCCACACCGCGCACGTACGACTTGTACTGCCGGTCGGTCCACGGCTCCCCGGCCGCGTGCTGGGCCTCGATGCCGAGCAGGCCCGAGTTCCCGACGCCCTTGAACGGGCCAGCCCAGCCCACCTTGACGTGGTTGCACCGGCCGGAAGCGATCACGTGCCAGTCCCCGGTGCGGGACAGATAGAGCTGCGCGATCGGGGGCGGCGCGGTGGGGGACCCGTTCAACAGGACGGAGATCTCACCGGCGTCGGTGGACGTACGGGAGCCGCGGGTCTCGTGGACGACGATCCCGCGCGGCGACCAGTCGTCCGCCCCGCGGCCACGCCAGCCGTCGACCTCGTGGACGGTGAGCCCGGCGGCGCGGAGTACGTCGGGCAGCCAGAGCAGCCGCATCAGGCCACCCTCCTCAGTCCTCGCCGCCCAGCGGCTGGTGCATGATCGCCACCGCGAGCATGTCCGGATGGATCGGCGCCGACAGAGTCGCCACGTCCCACCACTCCTCCCACCAGTTATCCGGGCAGCCCACCTCGGCACGCGCCTCGTCCAGGTACAGCGCCACGAGCTGACCCGGATCCTCGTGCGGACCCATCAGCCACAGATGGATGACACACTCCGGAGGCGGGGTCATGATCCGCAGGTACCAGGTGGTCGGGGTCGTCATGATCCGGCCCCCAGGCGCTCCCAGGACACCGACATGGTCGGCTGGGTCCAGGTCGCGTTGACCACCGTCGCCAGCGTGCCGCCGGAGTCCTGGTAGGCCTGCAGCTCCACGTAGTCGCCCTCACCCAGGTAGATCAGCGTGTTGGGCGCCTGCACCGCGACGACCGCGTTGACCCCGGCCGACTGGTACCTCTCCACGACGATCGATCCGTTTCGCAGCCACCGGGCGCCGCGACGTCCGGTCGCGTTGGCCGCGAAGCCCACGATCCCGGACACCCGATACCAGCCCGGGTAGCGGGCCGTGTACCGGGTGGTGTTGGTGTCGGTGGAGTGGCCGCCGACACCGTCCGGGTCATCGTCAAGATCCTCGGCCTGCCATGCGATCGCGGTCCAGGATCCGCTGGTGAGCGCCTGCGCGACCGTCGACCGCAGCACGGCCGCCGGCCGACGTACGAGGAAGTGGAGCGGGTCCCTGAGGTACGCGTGGAGGTTGGTTGAGTCGAGCGCGTCGACCCCGTCCTGCCAGGACGGCTTGGTCTGGGGTACGGCAGGCACAGTCCCTCCTCTCAGTAGGCGATGACGGCATCCGGGCCGACCAGGTCGCCGACCATCGGGCACGGCGGCGGCTCACCCGGAGCCGGACCCAACAGCGGCGACGTGACGAACTCAATCGTCCGGACGCGGCCCGGGCCGATCGTGTGTTTGATCCCGTTGATCACCTGGTAGGGCAGGTCTGCCGGGGTGCCCTCCGGCATGCCGGTGATCTCGATCAGGTCACCGACCCGTAACGACAGCAGCTCGGCCCGCTCCGTCGAGGAGCGGGACAGCATGTTGATTACGAATCCGGGCGACCGGGTACGCGGCGCCGCGTACGCCCGCAACGCCCAGCCGGCCAGGTTGCCGGCGTCCTCGGCCACATCACTGGCCAGCTCGTATCGCAGGCTGCGCACCCCGTGCCGGCGTGCCGCCGCCGGATCCACCCGACGCGCCGACCCGCCACCCGCCCGGGTGACGACTACCTCGGTCACCGGCTGATCCGGGCGCATCCGCATCGAGCCGCGCTGGATCCATCCCCACGGGATCGACATCCGCGGATTCTGGTTGTACCGGCGGCTGCGCGGCACGGCCGTGATCCGCCCGAGGCCGTCCGTGATGATCCAGTCCTGGCCGGCCTCACCGGCCGCGCGGATCGCCGCCGCCGGTGACTGGCCGGCGAGCCGTGCCGGCAGCAGCGGTGTCGCACACTCGTCCGGCATGGCGATGTCCGCCTCGGGCACTCCCGCCCACCGGGCCAGGGTCCTGACCCGGTCCGCCACCGTCTGCCGGTGCAGGCCGTGATAGCCGGCCGCGTGCTGCGCGAGATGGTCGTCGTACGTCCATGTGGTCTCGTCGCCGACGCGTACCTGCACGTGCGCGATGGATCCGGCGTAGTACGACCCGATCTCCACCCACGGCACCGTGACCGGGGAGAGCGGGATACCGGTTCCAGCCGCCCTCAGATCATCCCCGACCCACAGGTCGAGACGTGACTGGGTCAGGTCCACCCGGATGGTGACGAGCCGCCAGGCGTCACTTTCCAGCCGCCGGCTGGCCACCACATCCCCGCCGTCCCAGGACACCCACATCGTCGACGGGTTGAGGTTGTCGGGGATGAGCACGTCGGTCAGCAACGCGACGTTCGGGATCCACAACGGCGTACCCGACGACCACACAGCTTCGACCTGCTCGACCTCAGCTTTGCGCACCCACATGGACACTGCGATGACGTGGTCGACCTCGACCTCGACCGGCAGGCGCATCTCGGCGTAGATGCTGTGCAGGCCCGGGGTGGTCTGCGATGGGATCATCGACCACGCGGGATAGCTGGCGTCGTCCCCGGGCGGCCCGTCCACAGCCTGAGGCTTGATCAGCCGCGTCAGATCCCAATCGTCGGATCCGCCCTCGCCAGGGAACCTCTGGATCTTGGGCTGTGCCAGCCGGCCCGTGATCAGCGACATCATCGGATGCTCGGGGTCGGACAGCGGGTAGTACTCAACCAGCCGCCCTGACCCGTTGTTGCGGATGTACTCGGCTAACGTCGACACGAATGGGGCAGCGCCGCCGTCGAGGCGGCCCATCCAGTCGACAGCAGTCACCGTCACCGGCTGGCTGGTCCGCGGATCGACCACGCGCTGCTCCGGCATGCTCAGGATGCCGGCACCCAACGGGTAGTCGGCTCCGTCGAGGTGTTCGACCACCATGACACGCCGCCCCTGCTCCCAGCGGCCAAACAGCGGCGACGCCGCGTTGGCGGGTGTGAATCGGCCATCATGGTTGCGCAGCGCGAACTCGATCTCGGTCGGCCGTATCTCCGCCAGGTCGTCCTGGCGGCCGACCGTGACGGTCACCGCCCGACCCCCGTCCCCGTACGCGACCCGATCCGTGATCTCCACCCACTCAGGATTGTCCGGGTCGGGATCGGCCGCTAAGTCGGCCAAGACGCGAATCTCCGGATCCGCCACATGCCCTCCTACGTGGGGATCGACAGGTACTGGGCGACGGTCTGACCACGGTCGGCCGCCGCCCGAACCAGCCTGTCCTTGATGACCCGGCCGTCCTCGGTCTGGATGACCAGGCGTAGGGTCATCGCCTCAGCATGACCGCCGGCGGCGCCACCGGTGAGCGGTTGGACGGTCGCACCACGGCCGAGGTGGACCAGCTCCGGGCCGGCCTCACCGACGACAGCCAGGCCGGCGCCGATGATGTGGCCGCCTCGCGCCAGCATGGGCAGGCGGGGCGCCGAGATGGTGCGGCCGCCGACGCCGGGCACCCAGGACGGCACGGTCCACGACAACCTGCCGACCGTCGAGTTCCAGGCCCGGCTGATCGCGTTGAATCCGCTGCGGAACGGCCGGCTGATAAATTCTCCGATCCTCAGGAAGGCGTCCCTTATCTTGCCCGGCAATTCCTTGATCCAGTCCCAGGCAGACTTGGCCGCGTTCACCACGGCTTTCCAGGCGGATTTAGCTGCGCCGGAGATCGTGTCCCAATTCTTTACGATTACGGCGACGATCCATCCAAACGGCCCGGTAATAATCGCAATCAAAAGCGGCCAATTATCCTTGATCCACGCCCATACAGATTTGATCGCACCCCAGATTAATTCCCAAGCGCCCTTCCAGAAATTGCGGAAACCCTCGAATTTCAGCCACAAACCAACGATGATGGCGATCAGGCCGATGATTGCGATAACGATCAGACCGATCGGGTTCAACATCATCACGATGTTCAGGGCGGTTTGCAGGGCAATCCACACCTTGTAGACGCCGAGGATGACGCCGATGATCACGGCGAGGGCGCCCAGGCCGGTGATGATCGGACCGATGACGCCCGAGTGCTTGTCGAGCCAGCCCACGACCTTCTCGATGGTCGGCAGCGCCTCGCCGAGCTTCTCCACCAGCGCCTGCTGGGCCTTGCGCTTGAACGCCTCCAGCCGCTGCGAGGCGGACTGCTCCAGCTGCTCGCCCATGCGAGCGGCAGCCCCGCCAACCTCGCCGAGAGACTGCGCGGCAGTGCCCAGATCCAGGCCCATCAACGCGCCCTGGAGGTCCTCGGCCTTCGTACCGAACAGCGCGACGGCCGCCGCCTCGCGCTCGGTGGGGTCCTTCATCGCCTGGAGCCGCTCCAAGACCATGCCCAAGGCGTCCCGGGCCGCCGGGCCGCCCTCCGCGAAGATCGCGGTCATCTTCTCCGCGTTCAGGCCGATCGCCCTGAAGCCCTCGGCGCTGGTCTCGGACCCGTCGGCGGCCCGGATCGCGAACTCCTTCAGCGCATCGGCGACAACGTCCAAGTCGCGCGCGCCGGCCTGCAAACCCTGATTCATCAGGCCCATCGCCTCCGCACCGCTCAAGCCGAGCTTCCGGAACTGCGTTGAGTATTCCGAGAAGGAGTCCAACAGGTCTCCGGCCTGGTCGCCGGACACCTGAAAACCCCTGGTCAGCAGGTCGAAGGCTTCTTCAGCAGACGCCGCCAGCCCGGTCCGCACCATCTGCCCGGCCGCCCGTGCGGCCTGGGTCACGTCCAGGTCGAACGTGGAGGCCAGAGCCTGCGCCTTGACGGTCAGATCTTCAATCACGGCCGCGTCGGCGTTCTTCGGCAGCAGGCCAGCCTGCATGACCGAGCGGGCGGCGAGCATCGCGTCAGCCGCGGATTCGCCGAAGCCGCGGCCGTACACGCGGCCTGCCACCTCGCCGAGCTGCTGGGCGAGGACCGGGTCGCCGACCTGCGCGGCCAGCCTCGCCCGTGCCCCCTCCAGCTCCAGGCCGCTAACCAGGCCAGCGCCGATGCCGGCCGCGAGCGCGGCACCGACGACGGGCCCGTACTGGCGGGCGCGCTGGCCGGCGGCCTCCAGCTTGGTGCGGGCGGCCCTCAGTGCTCGGTCCAGGGCGGTGTCGTCGGCCTTGAGGTAGGCCACGAGTTCACCGAGCTTCAACGCCACGAGGCACCCCCCCTCGCTGTCGGATATCAGACCGCCGCTATGAGTGATCACCGATACCGTGCATCGGATGTCCTGAAGGAGGCACGAGTGAGAGCACGGCATGTAGCGGTAGCAGCAGCGGCAGTGATCGCGCTGACCGGCTGCGGGAGCAGCAGCGAGGACAAGCCGGCCGAGCCGGCGGCCCAGACGTCCGGCGCTCAGCAGGTCGTGGACGCCATCGCCGAGAAGTGGCCGCTGCCGAACCCGCGCGACACCACCAGCGGCTGCAAGGCGAAGGAGGGTGACACGGGAAAGGGCTGCGAGTCCCGGATCACGACCGATGCTGTCACCGTAATCGAGTACGCCGACGACGCGACCGCAGCGGCAGCCGCGAAGACTCTGGCCAAGGTCGGTGACGCCCGCCAGGCTGGCCGGTACGTCCTGATGTGGACCGACGACCAGGACCTGACCAGCGAAGACGCCCGCACCGACATGGTGCGGATCGCCAAGAGCCTCTAGCGCAGGCCCGGAATCCGGGGCGGGACGTCCGGCAGCTCCGGCTCGGGCGCGAGCGCCCGATACAGCCGGGTGTCAGCTGCCAGCAGGCCCGCTATCCGCACCTCCAGCCACCGCCAGGACCGGGAGCGCATCAGCTCCCGGTCCTCCACGTCGATGCCGTACTCGCTGTGCAGGTCGGCCTCGACCAGTGCCCAGTGCGTCAGGATCTCTGTCCACGAGACGCCCGCCGTCCGCTCTTCCGGGAGCTCGTACCATTCCCAGAGCCCGGTGACGGGGTCGTACTCGCCGCGGCCGTACTCGTGGTCGTCGAGGATCCGCCCTGCCGGTGTGCTGCCCGGCGCTCCCGTCGGTTCGCCGGGCCCCAGCCTTCCGGGCGGCCGCCAGACGTCCAGAACCGTTCGGCGGCCTCCTCACCGCCGATGATCCAGATGTACGCGGTCTGGGCGCAGAACTGGATGTACGGATCCGGCACCTGGTCGTTGACCATACGCTCGTAGGCGTCGCCGAGGACCCGCTCCGGCAGGGACAGATCGTCACCGCCGGGCAGCTGCGGCAGCGCCTCGATCCGGTCGACGACGGCCTGCATCTCCGCCTCCGTAGAGGCGGCATGCAGCTCCCCGGTGATCTGCGCCAGCCGCCGGCACCACAGGCCCAGCTCGGCGGAGGCGAGCGGGACGGTGTACTCCCGGCCCAGCACGGTCAGGGTCAAGCCGGGTGAAAAGTACCTGTCGAGGTCAGTGAGCGTCGTAGCCATCAGACGTAGGTGTAGTCGTCGGCGGCCGTGTCAGCGGACTGCCCGGCCGCGGTGGTCACCCGCACGCTCACGACGCCGGACCCGGGCGGCGCGGCCGCCACGATGTGGCTGTCACTGACCACCGTGAAGTCCCCGGCTGGGTCGGAGCCGAAGTTGACAGCCGACGCGCCCATGAAGTGCCTGCCGTAGATGTTGACCAGGTCGCCGCCACTCTCGGCGCCCGTGGACGGGCTGAGCCCGGTCACCACCGGGGTCAGGTCGGCCAGCGGGTTGGTGATCTGCTGGAGCGGGCCCTGTCCCTGAAGGGTGATGCTGATGCCCTCGGTGTCGCCGACCGCGTTGTTGTCCCTGGCCCAGGATTTGACGTAGGCGCGGCCCTCCCACTCGTAGCCGGTGGCCCGCCCCTCCCGGTCGTAGAGCATCACGCCGATCTCGCCGGAGCGCACGTCGGTCGCAACGGCGGCGAGGAACTTCTCCCGGAGGAACGCTTGCACCGGATCGAGGGTTTCCCCGTCGCTGCCCGTCGAGTGCTTGAACTTGAGTTCGATCCGCCACTGGCCGCCGGTGGTGGCCTCCCGCAGCCATCCTTCGTCGTCGTACGTCTCGTCGTCTTGGACACGCGGCTCGATGATCGGGTTCAGCTCGTAGATGCCCCTGAGCTGCTGGTACTGGCTGGCCGGGTAGGTGGCGGTGTCGATGTCGACCCGTAGCCGGCGGGCGAGCATCGTCACACGGTCGGTCGGCGTGGTAGCCACGGGTCCTCCTAGTCGGTGTTGTGCGCCGTCGGGCGCATGGTGTCGATGTAGTAGTTCTCCGACCGCTCCCATCGGCCGTTGCTGTCTTGGCCGAGGCTCGTGTAGGACTGCCGCCACACCTGCACCACGGCGATCCCGCCCCACGTCAGCCCGTGCGCGCCGTCGAGCGCATCGCAGATCGCGTCGGCCAGGTCGTCGGCCTCGCGGGGATCGGTGCCGGCGCGGATCCGGATCTGCACCGCGGTCTGGTGGTCGGCCAGCCCTGGCAGGGTGGTGCCGACCGGGTAGGCGGCGAGCGTGATGATCCGGTCCGGGGACTGCGGCACGGCCCGGATCACGATGCCGGTCTCGGTCGCCGCGTAGGCCCCGGACGGTCTCCACGCGCCGATGTCGGCCGCGGCGAGGTGCTCGGCGAGGCCGGTCAGGAGCCGGGAGGTCCAGCCGTCACCGGCCATCTCAGCCTCCCAGGCGCTTGCGAGCGGCCGTGGCGACCAGGGCGAGCATGGTGTCCTTCTCGGTGCTCATGGGCTTCTCCAGGAACTTCGCCTGCCGTCCTTCGTCGTGCCGGAGCGTCATGTCCTCGTGCTGTTTGACCGCGTAGGGTCGGTCATAGGAGACAGCCACCACGCCAGTGGTGCGGTCGACGGTGACCTCACCGGATCGCTCCAGGTCACCCTCCTCATGCGGCACCAGGGCGCTAGACGCCTGGAGCAGGTGCTCGGCGGCCAGCTCCAGGCCCTCCATGGACGCACGCCTGAACGCGGCGCGGACGTCGTCCCCGTCCCAGTGCAGCTCGAAGGCGTCATCGGCCACGGCTACTACTCCAGGGAGATCTCCAGGTGGCTTGGCAGGCCGATGCCGTGGTCGTCCAGTACAGCTACCGCCAGGACGCGGGCCACGCGCCCGGACGGCAGGGTGACCAGGGACCCGGGCGGCGCGACCGTGTCCGGCGGCGCGTACACGGTGGTGGAGGAGACCGCCTCAGCGCCGGCGGCGTCCTGGGTCTGGACCCGGACCAGGCGGCGGGTTGCCTCGACGACGCACGGGGTGACGGTGGCCGGAGCAGCGTAGACGTCCCCGTACGCTCCGCTGCCCTGGTAGGCCTCGACGGTGACGGTGGCCGGCGAGGGAATGTGCGCGCAGAACTCAGACCAGTCCATCACCAGCTCCAGATGCCGCGCCAAGACAGCACGGTCGGGGATACCGCCTGAAGGATGGCCCACGCCTGGGGCGACCAGTGCGCCGGTAGACCGGTCGAGCCTTGGCTGCCAGCCGCGGCACCGCCTCGCTGCACCGACAGCCGCCCGATGCTGAAGCCGGTGACCGAGCCGGCCCCGATGCCCTGCGCATCCCCCAGCGACCGGGTGTACTGGGCCTGAGCGCACACCGCATCCCGCAGCGCGTCGGTCACCTCCTCCTCGGTCGGTAGTCCGTCGTCGTCGACGTCGTAGACCGCGGTCCGGAGCATCTCCGTCTCGACCAGCAGTGATGCGGCCCGGAGCGCCGAGCCGATGTCAGACGGCGCCGGCGTGACCCCGGTCCAGGTCTCGTAGTCGCTACTGGTGGCGTACACCCGGATCGCCATGGGCAACCCCTCCTCCGGTTCCTCCGCTTCCCCCACGCAGCGCGGTCACGGCGCCGGCCCACTGTGCGGTGATGGCCCTCATCGCAGCCCCTCCTAGGTGATGAGGACGTGGACGGTGGCGCTGCCGGACGAGCCGCAGATCCCGTAGAGCGCGTCACTCTCGTGGATCTCGAACGGCGTCCACTGGTCGGTGTCGAGGAGAGCGGCGCCGGTGGCGTCGGTGACGCCGGCCGGGCCGAGGTACACCGGGTCATCGCCGGACGTGGAGCGCAGGTAGACGCGGCGGCCTCGGGCGGTGGAGGCCGGGACCAGGACGACGGCGGCCTGGTCGTCGACCTCCACCTGATCGCTGATGATCATGACGGCGGCTCCTTAGCCTTGGCCGTCTTGGTGGCCTTGGCCGGAGCCGCCTCGGCGAGCTTGGCGCGAAGCTCGTCGCGCTCGGCGGTCAGGGCTTCGACCTGCGCCTTCGCCTCGGCCAGCTCAGCGCGCAGCACGGCCACCGGGTCCGGCGGCGGCGGAGGCTCATCCGGCGCCACATAGGGGGCACCGTCCGGGCCAGCCACACGCACGATGTCGCCGCGGGCCACCCGCTGCGCGATCGGCTCGGGCAGCGGGTGGTCCATCTGGATGATCATCCCGCCCTCGGTGCGGTACCAGCCGGTCTCGACCATGGTCACGCCTCACGCCCTCGGGATGAAGATCGCGTCGATGGTGCCGGCGAAGCCGCTCTCGTAGTCGATGTGGATCGACCCGTCCGACTGAAGGAACCGGCCGGACTCCAGCGGCCCGATGTAGACGACGCCGCTGGTGGCGGCGACCTCCACGACCAGGTCCCCCTGCCCAGCCGCGACCGCCGGCGGGTTGACCCCCTTCCTGATCATGATGTCGTGCGGGGTGCCGTCGGTGTGAGTGACCCGCAGGATGATCTGCTCCGGGATCGCGTTGTTGATGATCGACCCGTTGCTGACGAGCGTCGCATCGATCGTGGTCGCTCCCGTCGCCCCGTTGGACGAGCCGTTGACGGTCAGCGCCCGGGGAACCAGCGGTGTACGAGCCATCTTGTCCTCCTTCCTGATCAGGTCTGGGACGCGAACGCGGTTGCGATCCCGTCCGGGCGGATGACCTTGGCGCCGTACACGTACAGGCCGCGCACCCGGTCGGCGAAGCGGTCCTCCGAGCGCATCGCCTCGGTCTTGGTGATCTGACTGGCGAAGGTGATCGCGTCGGACGTGCCGGCCAGCACCAGGTAGTCGTCGCCGGTCACCACCGGCATGTTGTTGCTCTTGTACAGCTGGAAGCCGGCGGCCTGGCCGATGTAACCGCGCCGCAGAGCGGTCCCGCCGTCAGCGGCCGCACTCGCGTCGATGAACCGGTCGTCCCTCTGCAGCCGGCCGTGCAGCCACGGCGGGATGACGCACCAGCGGCCCTCGGACGGCACGTTGGCCTCGTCCAGTTTCACGCCCAGCGGGACGAGGATGTTGTCGTACACGTAGCTGGGATTGGCGGTCGGCACCGAGACGGTGCTGAGCGCGTTGCCGGCGGCGACCTGCGTATGCAGCGACGCGATGTACTGGTCGACCACGTCGGCGATCGCGTACGCGGCCTCGTCCATCGCCTCGGACACGAAATCCCCGCGCGCCTGGGCGCGGTCGACGTCGTCGACGGTGAACGCCCAGTACTTCTCCTGGTCGACGACCAGGGTCCGCTCGGCGTCGTTGAGCTCTTCGTAGGTGATGTTGCTGTTGCGGGTATAGCTCTGAACCGTCGGCCGGGAGATCGACGTGATCCGCACCGTGTCCCCGCCACCCCGGATCTCACCCTCGTACCTGCGGTTGCACAGGCTGGCGAGGACCAGGTTCTTCTTGAGCGAGGTCAGGAGCAGCGCGGACCAGATCTCCGGCACGAACTTCGTGATGGCCATCTGGCGCCCTTCCTCAGGTCATGAGGTGCTTGAGCCGGCCTTCCGCGTACGCCTTGGCGATCTCGTCAGGCGACATGGAGGCGAGCTGTTCGCGGGTGATCGGTGCCCCGGCCCCGCTACCGGCGCTGAAGTCGCCGCCCGACGGGGGCGGCGGCGGGGCCTGAGCGGGCTGGGGCTGGGCGGTCTCGGCCCGCATCCACGGGGCTGACTGGACGATCCGTTCGATCGTCGCCGTCAGCTGCTGCGGGAAGTCCGGCGCGCGCGGGTCAAGCTGCTTGGCAGCCTCGGCCCACGGGATGCTGGACAACAGCGCGGCGGGGTTGACACCGAGCTGCTGCGCGGCGGCGAGACCGTGCTGGGTGACGACCGCGGTCCGCTCCGAGATGCGCCGTTCTGCGTTCTCTCGCCGAAGGCCGGCGATGAGGTTCTGAGCCCAGCCCGGCAGGCGGGAGATGTCCCGGTCATCCGGATCACCTTCCTGGCTGTCGGCGGGCTGGGGGAGCGGAGCGACCGGAACGTACTGCGGTCCCGAGGCCGCGGGCGAGAGCACCTGGCCCTGGCCCTGGGCGGGGACGAGCATGTACCCGGGCGGCACGTACACCGGTTGGCCCTCCGGTCCGGGCGCGCCGGGCGCCACGGGTGCCGGTGGGGCCGGGGGTGCGGCCGGCGCGGTGGCCGGGGCCGCTGGGGTGGCCGGACCGCTGGTGGGCGCGCCAGGCGCCGCAGGGGCCGAGCCGGTAGGCGGCGACGACGGGGTCGGTTCGCCGGTGGGTGTGGTCGTGGTCATGCGGAGGCTCCTGGTCTCTCGCGTGGTGTGGTGTCCCGGCGCCTGGCCGGGGTGGTCTGGTTCAGCGAGGCAGGTTGCCGGCGCCGATCTGCTCGCGGTAGCGCAACCTCTTCAGCTCCGGGTTCCGAGCGAGGTGCGCCCTCATCTCGGCCTGCCACTGGCGGACCTTCGCCACGGCGCCTGCCTTCGCCTCGGGCGTGAGGGCCGCGGCCTCGCGCTCTTTCCACTTCCGGATCTGCCGCTCGATGGCCCGCTGCCTCTCCTTGGCCTCGTACCCCTTCGGGTTGGCCGTGGGGCGGGCCGGGCGGCGGGTCGCCCCGGGCAAGTAGGCCCTGAGGCTGTGCGTGCAGTTCGGGTGCTGCAACCCTGCCGCGCGGGCCTCATCCACGCTGCCGGCGATGTCCACCACCACGGTGCCCTCACCGACCATGCTCGGCAGCTCCACCCGACCACGCAGGTTGCCGGAGATGGACAACACCTTGCCTTCCCACGGCCTGCACCGAGGGCACTCCCGTGGGCTGTCGGACACGATCACCGTGTCCACGCCGAGGCTGCTCAGCCGGTCTGTCTGGCCCTGCACGGCGGCCCGCTGGGTGACCGTGCGGACGGCCATCTCGACGTACGACGAGAGCCGCCAGGTACGCCCCCGGGAGTCGGTGAAGCTGGTCACGCCCTGGTCGACGAGCCGGGCGTAAGCCCACTGGCTGGCCTGCCGACGGGTCATCCCACCAGCCACACTAACCGCGGTCGCCTGCTGGATCACCGTCCGGTACACGTCCAGCACGTGGCGCAGAACATTGGCGTGCCGCTGTCCGACGTCCGCGACCAGGGCGGCAGCGAGCGCTTCGATCACTGGGGTCCGGGCGAGCTGCCCGGCCGCCGCGGCCACAGCGTCCGGATCACGAGGTAGCAGCTGTGCAGGTAGCTGGGTTGTGGCGATCGCCTGCCCGGTGCGGTACGCCTCGGCGAGCGTGGCTCGTAGCTCGACCGCCGATTCGTCGGCGACCGCGTCTAGGATCCGCTCGGCTATGCGTCGCAGCGCGGATACCTGGGCGAGACGCGTGGCCGCCCAGTCCGGGGCGTCCATGCCTGCAGCGAGACGTCGGGTGACCTCTCGCAGGATGGCCTGTTCGGCTGCCCGGTACAGCTCGACCACGGACCGGGTAATCGCTTCGATCTGGTCGCCGGTGAGCGCCATCGGCTACTCCTCCGGCTCCGCCGCCTGGTCCTCATTGCCGGCCAGGGCGCCGAGCGCCGGCCCGATCTCGACCGGGGCCGGCCGATCGCCGCGGATCCGGGCCACCTCGGCCTCGACCTGCTCGTCAGTCCAGTCTGGATTCCGCAGCCGCACCATCTCCCAGGTGGAGATCGCGTCGGCGGCGGAGAGGTACTGGATGATCTGGGCCTGGGTCAGCGGGTCGATCTTGACGGCGTCCGGCCACTCGATCTGCGGGCGCTGCGGGCGGATACCGGAGCCGTAGACGGCGGCGTCGACGTGCGTCCAGGTTTCCAGCAGGTCGGCGAGGGCTGATCGCCAGTAGCGGATCTTCCGCTCTCGGGTGATCAGCGACTTACGGTCACGGGAGTTGATTTCGGTGGCGGTTACCGCCTGACCGTCCTGCGCGCCGCTGCCCAGCGTGCCGGGGCTGTAGCCGGCCGACTGGATGATGTCCCGCTTGAGCGCGTCGATGGCTTGCTGGTGCTCCTGTACCCGGATTGCGAACTGGACCTGCTCGATCTGGATCTTGTCGCCGCCTTCGGCGGCCATGGCGTTGACCGCCTCGTAGAGTTCTTGGTCCAGGTCCACCGTCGCACCCTGGCCAGGGCCGAGATTCTGCATGTACTCGCGGGGCACGACCAGCCGGGCCTTGCCCAGGTCGATGTCTCGCACCAGCGACGAGTACGTCAGGTCCAGCGCGTCCAGCAGCGGCTCACAGCCGGCGATGTCCGGCCGGCCCAGGTGGACCGCATCCGGCATCGTCCGCCAGATCCGGTTCGGTCTGGTGTTCGGCACGTACACGGCTGTCAGCCGGTCGGTGCCGGTGCGCAGGCCCTGCCCATCGACGAGCCGGTCGCTGGCCAGCGGCGCGGTCTCCGGCCGCTCGGTCAGCGGCATCGGCCGGCCTAGCTCGTCGACGGTGCCTTCGTAGAGGCCGTGCCACACCCAGCCGGGCTCGTGCCGCTCCAGGTGCCGCCACACCGTGCGGCCGTCCCGCCCCAGCTCCCGCCAGAACGTCACCGCCGACAGGCTGCCCCACTTCCATTCGGGGACGGCGACGTCCGGCTGGACAGCGGTGATCCACGGGTACGGGCGGTCCGGACCCCACACGATCCGCAGGTAGACGCCGCCCATGGCCGCGCAGATCTCGGCAGCCTCCAGCAGGACGGCGTGGGTGTCGTCCTGCCAGAGCAGGTCGAGGCGGGCCTGGGCGGCCTCGTCGACGGGCTGGCCGTCGGGGCCGTCGGGGTCGGCGGTGACCCGCGGCGGCTCGGAGAAAAGCAGGTCGGCGGAGGCGGCGGCGATGTCGCCGGCCAGGGGGACGTGCAGGCGGGTGCGCTGCTGCGTCCGCGCCGTCGACGAGGACCAGAACCAGCGGCGCACCCGGTCGACGGCCTTGCTGAGGCGGCCGAACCGGTACTCGGTAGACTCCGTTGCTCCGCTGGGAGTGAGGCCGCCACCGTAGATCGCGGCGAGCTGGTTGGGGTCGCCGGTCCACCACGCCGCCCACACGGCCAGCTGCTCGTTGACCTTCTGGCAGGTCTTCGGCGGCCACTCAATGTTGCCGTCGGGTAGCGGCATCAGACCTCCCTTCCAGGTCAGGCGGCGAGCTGAAGCTGGTGGCGAAGCAGGTACCGCCACACCGAGCGCGTCGAGTAGACCGCGTAGCGCAGAGCGTCGATCCCGTGATCATCTGCCTTGATCGGCTGCTCGATGCCCTTCGCGGCGGCGTCGTCGTCCCACGAGTAGCCGGGGATCTCGGCGAGCAGGTCGGTGCAGTCGGCGCTGATCCGCAGCAGCCCGAGCCCCAGCAGCGAGGACAACGCCTGGATGCTGGGCAGGACGGCGTTGTCGGCGACCCTCGTGGGCAGGCCGGCCTGGTGCATCTGGACCCGCAGCTCGATCGCCGAGGGGTCGACGATGACGTAGTCGGGGGTGATGCCGGTGAGCCCGGTGCCCGGGATCGGCACGTCGTGCAAGAACTGGCGGATCCGGTCGACGTACTCGGACACCGTCAGCTGGCGGCGCCGCAGGGACGAGTCCCAACGCCACTCGCGAACCACGTACAGGACCCCGTCGACGCCGAGGCCCACGACGACGGCGTGGAGGGGGTTGCGGGTGCCGTGGTCGACACCCATGGAGATCCACCGGGTGATGGCGGGGATCTGGTCTGGGGCGATGACGTGACGGGTCTCGTCCCACATGTCGAAGACGGCGCCCTCGGCTTGCACCCACTCGCCGCGGATGAAGCGGCGGTACCAGAGGCCGGTGTACTCGGCCTTGAGGTTGGCGACGTAGGCGGGGTCAAGGTGTGGGTTGTCGTCGAGTGTCGAGTGCCAGGTCCTGAGGTTCAACTCGCCAGCGCGCAGCAGGTACTTCTTGCGGAGCCAGTGGGTTGGGCTGTCTGGGTTGGTGGTGCCGAACAGCTGTGCCCCAGGGACCGACAGCCGGGCGAGCACCTGGGTGAAGAAAGGCTCCGGGATGGTGGTGAGCTCGTCGCCGTAGGCGAGGCACAAGGTCATGCCGCGCACTTTGGGTTCGCTCTTGGCGTCGTTGGCGCCCAGGACGTCGACCTCGCGGCCCAGGATGCTTCCGGTTGGCGCGCCCGGGTTGTACTTGACCAGCCGTGCGAGTGGGCCGAACAGGGCCGGATCCTGGAGCACGGAGAAGACGTTGCGGTTGACGCTCTCGCGGGTCTTGCCGAACAGCAGCACCCGGCCGCTGGCCGGGGCGGTCGCGACTGCCATTAAGAACCGCAACAGGCTTGCGACGGTCTTACCCGACCGGACGCTGCCCTGCCAGATGTTGATCCGGGCTGTCGACTCGACCACGCTGCGGAGGTGGATCGGCGACAGAGCCCGGGTGACGGTGTCGAGGTCAATCGCCATCGTGCTGGTTGAGCTGGTCGTACGCGGCGCCCAGGCCGCGGGCGAGGGCGCCGAGCATGCTCTTCGCGGCGTCGAGGCCGGGGTCAGCGTCGTACTCGTCGAGGCGGAGGCTGCGGTCGATCGCGGCGCCGATGGCCATCATCAGATCCCGCTGGTCCCGGGCTGGCGGCTGCGCGAGGACGCCGGTAACGAGGTTGCCCTCGCGGTCGAACTGGTAGACGACGTAGGGCACGTGCAGGCGGGCGCGGAGCTGGTCAACATCGTCGAGCAGGGCCAGGGCGAGCGCAGCCCGGCGTGCCCTGGCATCGGCCTTCTTGGCCTCGGTGGCGGCTCTCACCTGTTCACGGTCGAAGGTGAGGCCGAGCCGGGCGGCGATCCGGCTGACGGTCCGGCCTGAGCGGCCCATCGCCGCGGCGATGGCGTTACGACTCAGGCCCTGGGCATGCAGCTCTCTGACCCGGTCGTGGTCCTCCTGGGTGACAGGCCGTCCCATGGTTCACCTCCACCGGGCGCGGCGAGCGGGCCCTCGCCCGGGGTGTGCGCGGCTGGGCCACCACATCCAGCCGCGCACGCATCCCCCCGCCACCCGCGCCGTCAGCCGGTCCGGAGACGACAACAGCCCGGTAGGGCGGCTCTACCGGGCTGCGGGCACACGCCACCTACGGCGTGAGTGAACAAATCATGCCGCGCGGGGCGCGGCCGGGGCAACTCGACGCGGCCGGCCCCGGGCGGAGCGCCGCACGGAGCGGTCGATCTCGGCGGCGCGTGCGAGGGGATACAGGACGGTGCGGCCGTCTCGGTAGGCGGGGAGTCCGGCGCGGTCGGCCCAGCGTCGGATCATCGCCGGGGTGACGTCGGGGCCGAGGACGGCGGCCAGCTCGGCCGCCGTCCCGTAGTACTCCTCGCCTAGGACGCGGATCATGCCGCCCAGGGTACGCACCCCGCGCACCCACACCATAAGTGTCATTATGGTGTTCCCAAATCGGACACCCGGACGCTGTAAGCGGGCGTCATGCGGCCGTCGCCGCCGCCACCGTCGCCCACACGTGCGCCGCACCCTCCACCACGACCGGCATCCGGCACCGGCACCCCTGCCCGGCACAACGGCACCGCGCCCCGCAGACGACGACACCGTGGTGACGGCCAGTCGGCAGCAGCCTCAGCGGTCGGGCCCCGCAGACCGGGCACTCGGTGCCGGCGAGCAGCTCGCCGGGCGGGTCGAGTCGCAGGGCGGCGCGTACCCAGCGGTCCTCGTCCCGGAGGTGGCGGACGACGACGGCGACGGTGCCCGGCTGGAGGCCGGGCAGCGCGGTCTGGAGGCGGGCGAGCGGGTCGGGGCCCGGGTCGGCGCCGACCTGGTCGGCGAGCCAGGTGAGCCGGCCGGTGAGCCGGCGGTCGAGGTCGGCCCACGTGGCGGCCTCCTGGGGCTCGGCGAAGAGGACGGTGCCGACGGGGTCGCCGTGGTCGCCGAGGACGTGTCGGGTGCCCCACAGCGGGGATCGGAGCGTCGGGGCGGCGGCGAGCACCCCTTCGTCGTCGGTGGCGGCTTCGCGGTGGACGTAGTTGGCGAGGGTGGTCCGGGCCAGGTGGAGTGACCAGATGGCGGCGCGGGCGTGGAGGTGGATCGGGTGCTGCAACGGTGCTCCTGTGTCGTTCGTGTGCCGGCCGCGCCCGGTGGTGGGCGCGGCCGGCGGTGGGTCAGCGGCGGGTGGTGAGGAAGCGCCACCAGCGGCGAAGGAAGCGGCGCTTGTCGCGCCACACGATGCTCATCGCGTCCCCGGCGTACGGGGCGACGGCCTCGCCTGGTGTGGGGCCGGTGATCGGCGGTAGCGGCGGGTCGGCGGCGATCTGCCCGACGGGCCGCGGGCGGTCGACAGACCGGGCCCAGGACGGGGACGGCGGCGGTACGGCGGGGTGTCGGGCCCACCAGGATGGGTTGCCGGGGGCGGTGTCGGGCCAGGTGGCGTAGCCGGGCCTGGTGAGTGAGATCGCCCGCCAGCGGGCGTCGCGCTCGTCACCGGTCGGTAGCGGATGGGCGGCGGTCATCGGTCGTCCCTCCCGACGGGTTGCCACGGGCCGATCCAGACCGTCCGCCCCACCACCTCCCACTCGCTCATGTCGTGCTGCTCGTCGGCCCGGAGCTGGCGGCGGAGTTCGCCAGACCCGCGGTGCCAGTACCGTCGCTCGGTGCGGAGCCGGCCGCCGCCCATCTGATGGCCGATCTCGGTCAGCGCGGCTGTCCGGCCGGCCTGGTAGGCGGTGGCGACATCGCAGGGCCACGGCTGCTCGTCGTGCGCGCATCGGTTGCCGTTGCGGGTGCGGGTCGGCTGGTGCCGGTCGTACCCGGGCATGTTGCGGGTCATCGGCAGACGTCCTCGACGGCGGGCCAGCAGGTGCTACAGCGTGGGGCCGGGTCGCCGGTGGCGCGCGGGAGGGCTTCGCCGCACTGCGTGCAGTGTCCGCCGGGGCCGAGGGCCCAGGCGTCGGCGAGGGCTTGGACGGCGATCTGGGCTGCGGTGTCGGCGGTGAGGAGCGCGAGGAGCCCGTGATCGTCGCTGTGCGGGCGGAGGGCGTTGGCGACGATGCCGGCGAGTTCGGCGTCGGTGCGCCGCGGCGGGGCCTTGTCGGCGAGGGCCGCGGCCTCCTGCGCGATCTGTCGCAGGGTTGCGACCCGGCTGGTCAGCTCGTCGCGCTCGGCGCGCAGCCGCCGGACCTCGTCGGTGGGCCGCTCGTCACCGTGCGCGCGCGACGGGGAACCGGGGCCGGCCGCGGTGCTGCCGGGCCAGGTGACGGTGATGCGGCCGGTGGAGATGAGGTCGGCGACCGTCTGGACGTCGTCGGCGGTCGTGGTGGCGTGGCGGCGGTGGAGCCAGTTGCGGATGGTGTCGCCGTCGACGTCGACGGCGGCGTGGCGCATGATTGCGGCGGCTGCCTGACGGTGGTCAATCCCAGGCATGGTCTTCTCCTTGTCTCGGATTCCGTGGGCGGTCACCAGTCGGTCACCACCTGCCGCACGGCGGGCCCGTCGAGGACGACTACGCCGCCGTCGTCGATCAGCCGCTCCACGACCGGGTGGCCGTAGCGCTGTACGAGGGCGTCGTAGGCGGCGTCGGCGGATGGTCCGCTGTTGGTGGTGACGACCAGGCGGCGCCCGTTGGCACAGCGGTGGTCGACGATGCGTTGGAGCTGCTCCAGCCACCAGTCGGTGACCCGCTCCCGTCCGAGGTCGTCGAGGATGAGCAGGTCGCAGGTGGTGGCGTAGTCGTAGGTGAGAGGAGCGCCGGAGTCGGGTTTGAGGGCGGCGGACAGGTCGGCCGCGGTCCATGCCATGACCCAGGTGTTCCGGGTGTGGACGTCGTTGGCGATGGCGTAGGCGGCGGTGGTCTTGCCGGTGCGGCTGGGTCCGGCGAGGAGTAGGGCGCGGGGGCCGTGGTCCCACCAGCGGCGGATCCGCCCGCCGGGGTCTTGGTCGGGGCGGAGGGTGTCGTAGCTGGCGGTGGCGTATCTGCTGGGCCGGCGGCGGAGGTAGGCGGCGGCCCGGTTGGCGGCCTGTCGGGCGAGCCGGGCTGCGTGTTCGGCGGCTTCGGCGTCGGCGAGGAGCTGGTCGGCGCGGCTGAGGTCGATGTGTCGGCGGGCGGCGAGGTCTTGCCACGGCCCGAGCCCAGCCTTGAGGGTGATCATCGGGTGCCTCCGGTGGTGCTGGCGTAGGTGGCGTTGGCGCCGGAGCGGAATGGGTTGTCGTCGCGGCGGTCGATGTGCCGGTTGGCGCCGGTGGCGATGGCGGGGGTTGTTGGGCGGCGGCGGGTGTCTTCGGCGGCCTTGCGCATCCAGTTGCGCCAGGTGGCCTCCCAGTCGGTGCGGCGGCCCTTCGCGCCGGGTTGGGCGCGCCAGTAGTCGCGGAACTTGGCGGTTTCGGTGGGGCCGTCGACGCCGGGGCAGTGTTCGCGGAACCACGCCTTCATGGCGGGGGTGACTTCGAAGTCGTCGGGGATGCGGGTGCCCTTGGGTTCGCGGGGCGCGGCTTGGGGCGCGTTCCCCTCGCGCTCCCCCCTGTTCCCTGTTCCCTGTTCCCTGTTCCTTTCCAGGGGTGAGTCGTCCGTGACGGTGTCGTGAGGGCTCAGTGAGTTGTCAGTGAGTTCGTGGTGACTGGCCTTTTCCGCTGGTAGGGCCAGGTCGTCCGTGCTGGTGGCGGCGCTGTCCACACCGTTGTCCACGGGAGGCGGTGCGGGGAGCTTGCTGCGCGTCGGGCGGTTGATTTTCTGGTGCTCACGCCAGTTGGTGATGGCTAGGTAGGAGCGCTCACCGACCTTGTACCGACGGATCAGTGAGGACTCACTGAGTGCTCTGAGGTCGAGCTCGACGTCGCTGGCGAGCCGGTCGTCGAGGGGCCAGATGGCGGCTTTGATGAGCCGGGCGTCATCGACGCAGCGGCCCTCGTCGTCAGCGTGCGTCCACAGCCCGATGAAGGTCAGCCGGGCCTCGACTGGCAGGCTGGCGACGGTCAGCGAGGTGAAGAACTCCGGCTTGATCGTCCTGATCCGGGCCACGTGGGTGTGCCTTCCTGATTCTGGAATGGGATGGGGTCAGTCAGGGGGTGGTTGGCCAGCAGTGGCGGCACCAGGTGACCTGGTGCTGGTCGGCGGCCTGCTGGCCGGGGAGGGTGAGCCCGGTGCGGGTGGATCGGCCGCATCGGGTGCGGCCTGCCGCGCCGAGGGCGTGGGCGGTGATGCCGCGGCGCATGGTGGCGATCCACACCTGGCCGTTCGTCGGGGCTGCTGTCCGCGAGGTGGGGCCCCATCGTTCGGCGATGAGCGCGGCGATGAGCGCGGCGCGGTCGTCGTTCCTGTCCATCACTGGTCTCCGATTCGGCGTCGGTGGGCGTCCTGGGCGTCGGCCGTGTCGGGCAGCGCGTGACGCGGGTGCCGGTGGGGCAGACCGCACCGGCAGAGGTGCTGGCCGGGGGTGATCGGGTCCGGTAGTCCCGGGTCCGGGACGTAGACGCACGGGGCGAGCCGGCTCTGGGCGGCCTGCCGGCGGCGCGGACGGGGACGGTGGCGGGTCATCAGCGGGCCTTCCGGGCGGTGAGGGTGACGGTGACCGGGGTCAGCGGGATCGGCCGGAGTTGGCGGTCGGTGACGGCCCAGATGACCGGTTGGCCGCAGGACCGGCACGGCTCCGTCGGGTAGGTGTCAGTCATCGTGGTGCTGCTCCTTGTCGAGGGCGGCCCGTCCGGCGTCGGTCAGGACGTACCGGTCGGCGCTGGCCGGCAGGCCGTATCCGAGGGCGGCCAGCTCGGCGGCGGCGAGGGCGAGCAGGCTGGCCCGGTGGTGGGGGTGCATCGAGGTGATCCGGTCCCAGGCCCATCCGCCGGGGCAGGGCAGGCCCGGCGGGCAGTCGTGGACCAGGGCGTCGACGTGGTCGCGGGCGAGCTGGACCAGATCGCGTAGGGCGGCCAGGTGCTGGTCGGTGGCGGCGACCAGCGCCGGGGCGGGGTGGGGCCCCGGGGCCGGCATGCCGGCCCCGGGGGTGTGCCTGTCAGCCACCGGTGCCCACCGCCAGGGCGACGGTGCGGTCCGGGCCGAGGGCGCACCGGCACTCGGTGTGGTGCGCGCCGCAGCGCCGGCAGTCGTCGAGGAGGGTGGCGTACCGGCTGCCGCCGGGTGGGGCGAGGATGTAGCCGTGGTCGGCCAGGTGGGCGGCGTCGCTGGCGGGTAGCGGCCCGTACGGCGTGTCCACCAGCGGTTCCGGTTCCGGGTCCGGGTCGGGGAGCGGATCCGCGGCCGGCTGCCAGCCGGGCACGCCGTCTACGTACCGGTCCACCCACGCCAGGCCGTACCGGTCCAGCACACGCCGGGCACGGGTCACCGCGACGTACGCCAGCATGCACTCCTCGCGCGCCGGCACCGGCGGCGCCTGACCACCCTCCGCCTTCGGCGGCTCCTGGAAGTCGCCCGCGATCCGGACCGTGTCCCACTCGCGGCCCTTCGCCTTGTGCGCGGTGCTGACGATCACGTCGGCGTGCTGCTCGTCGACCAGGGCGTCACACACCCGCATCACCTCGCGGGCGCCGTGCTTGTCGATCAGCCGGACGAACACCCGCAGGTCGGAGCCGCCCGCGTCCATCTCGACGTACTCCTGCACCTCACGCCACGTCTGGAAGGCGAAGAGGTCGGGGTGATCGGTGGGGATCCCAGCCTGGAGCCTCTCGGCCGCTTCGGCCATCCGGCGGATCTCGGCGCCACCACCGACCAGCGCCACGCGCCGGCCCGCGGCGAGCCCGTCCATCGCGCGCACGATCGCGCCGGCGTTGGACCGGCACAGCACCGCATCGGGTACGGGGCAGGGCTGCACCCGGGAGTCGATCGCGGCGTACCCGCGCAACCGCAGCGGCGCGTCGAGCAGGTCCAACCACTTGTTGGCCTCGGCGGCCACCTTCTCGCCGAAGCGGAAGGACTGGCTGAGCTGACAACGCTGGCCCGAGAAGGTGGCCATGGCGTCGACCGCGCCACGCCACCCGTAGATGGCCTGGCAGCGGTCACCGACCAGGATCCGCTGGGCCTGCTGGGCCTCGACGAGTGCGGCCACGGCCGGGTTGGCGTCCTGGGCCTCGTCGAGCAGCACGTAGTCGCCCGGCAGCTGCGGCCCGGACATCGCCCAGATCTTGAGGTACACGTCGTGCGTGAAGCGCAGCTGCCCGTCAGGCCGGGTGAGGTCGGTGTCCCAGGCCCGCTGGGCGACCGGCACGAGGTAGCGGGCGAGCTCGACCTGGCCGGGCCGGTCGAGGCCGGGCACCAGCGGCACGTGCGTCCGGGTGATCTGCTCGTCCGCGCTGTAGCAGAACCGCTGGATCGTCTCCGTGGCCAGCCTCGCGAGCTGCTGTGGGGCGAGCATCACCTCGCCGACCTTGACCGGCTCGCGGATGCCCATGATGATCGCCGTCTCGCGGGCCGGTACCCGCGGGCCGTTGAGTCGGTGTGCGTACTTCCGGCCGACCGCGCCGAAGGCGAAGCTGTGCGCCGTCCGGCAGACCACCCCGGAGGGGAAACTCTTGGCCGCGTCCGTGGCGATCGCCTTGTTGTAGGCCAGGTACACGCCCCGCCGCTGGCCGGCGCGGGTGGCCAGCATCTTGAGCGTGGAGGTCTTGCCGGTGCCGGCGCCGGCCTCGATGGTGAGGTCGGCGCCGGTTGCCGCGGCGTCGATGATGGCCTGCTGCTCGTCGGTCGGACGGTGGCTCATGCCGCCACCTCCGCCGGCTGCCGCTCGTCGACGGGCGGCGTGGTCTGCTCGACGTACCGGCGGAGCCGGTCGATCACCGCCGCCACCTCGTCGGCCGTCAGCTCGCGCGTGCTCGCCACCGTCCGGCCGACGACCTCGCTGGCGTACGCCAGCCGCTCATCCCGGTCCGTGATGTCCGCCTCGCTGAACAAGGCGAACATCCGTCGACGCTGGTGGTCCTGCTGGTCGAGCTGTTCGCGGCGGGCCTGCCACCGCTGCTTGAACAGCTCGGCCTCCGCGTCGGTGATCGTGCCGGCGAGGTGTGCCCGACGCGCGTCATGCCAGACCTGGCGGAGGGCGTCCTGGCTGGTGGCGTTGGCGACGGTCTCCAGGAGGCGGGTGGCGACCTCGCCGGGCGTGGCTGGCCCGGCGGGCGGCCCGGACACGGGCCGGGTCGCCGGCGTGCCCGGCTCCGCCGACGCGGCCAGGTCGGCGGCGGTCACCTGCGGCTGCACCAGGTCCCGCACATGCGCCTCGCCCGGCTCGCACTTCAAGACGTCGAAGATCACCTTTTCCAAGGTGAGGTCGGGCATGGGGCGGGGCCGGTCCACTCCGGGACGGATGCCGGCGTGTACCGACCGGGCGCCGACGATCAGCGGCGGGTGATCCCGGCTAACCCGGATCCACACCGAGGCGTCGTACGCCAAGTTCCGCTGCCCCTCGACGCGGTACTCCCGGCTGCCCTCGATCGGGCGGCCGTTGGCGTCGAGCGCCGCCACCTCCTTGCCGCGGGCGGTCATGACGACGATGCCCGGCATCGTCATGAGCAGGGTCATGAGCCGCCGGTGCTTGGCGTTGATCTCGTTCCAGATGTCCATGGAGATCTGCGGCTCGGTGTCAGGCGCCAGTCGGCGGCCCTTCCGCGCCAGGCGTTCACGGGCTTTGGCGTCGGCGAGGGCCTTGAGGAGGTCCCACTCGGCGGTCATCGAGTCGATGACCAGCACGACCGGGGGCTCGCCGGCGTCGGCGGCCCGCTGGGCCTCAGCCTTGACCGCTTCCACAGCGGCGAGGATCTGCGTCCAGGTGCCGTCGTGCTCGACGATCAGGTAGCGGGCTCCGGGGATGGCGCCGTACTCGTCGGCCGAGCCCTCGCCCAGGTCGATCCAGTAGGTCTGACCGACCCGGGGGCTGGCGGACAACTCGGCGCAGGCCCAGGACTTGCCAGCCTTCTCCGGCCCCTCGATCAAGATCAGGGGCCACGGCACGCGGCCGGTGGGTTTACGGGTACGCAAGGTCATCGGGCGTCTCCAGTCGTGCGGGGGGTGGCGTTGCGGCGGTGGCGGCCGGGCCCGTGGCGGCGGGTCGGCCCGGCGGGTGCGGCCTCGGCCGCGGCCTGCTCGGCGGGCGGGGTGACGACCCGGGCGCGGCCGACCGCGCGGGTGGGGCCGAGACGGCGGCGGTGGTCGACGAGCCGCCCGTACAGGTGGTAGTCGTGGTCGGCGGTGCTCACCGGCGGTCCTCCTCGTCGGTGGTCGGCAGGTCAGCGACGTAGGCCAGCCACTCGTGGGCGAGGCCAGCCAGGTGGCTGCCGGCGCGCTGCCGGTCGTCGGGCCGCCGCCACCGGGTGGCGGCGACCTGGCCGGCCAGCTCGGCCAGCTCGGCCCGGTAGCGGGCGAGCTGGCCGGTCTGCTGGCGGATGTGCCGGTGGGCGGCGGCGAGCCGGGCGGCCAGGGCGTCCAGCTCGGCCTGGTAGCCGGCGATGCGGGCGCGCTGGTGGCGGATCCGGGTCCGCTGCCGGGCGGCCCGGCGGGCGACCGCCATCCGGGCCTGCTCGGCCCGGATGTAGGCGGCGGTCGCCCCACCGATCGCGCCGGACAGGCCGAGGATGGCCACGACGTAGATCGCGTCCATCGCTACCGGACCCAGTTGTCGTTGCAGCCCTCGGCGTGCGGGCCCGGGTATGCCTCGCCGCAGCAGGGCCAGGGGTCGGCGGTGCCGTCGAGGATGTCGAGGACGGAGCGGGCCAGGTCGCGCAGTCCGGCGAGGTAGCCGCGGCCCCACTCGCTGGTCGGCTGGCCAAGGATCGCCGGCGGTTGGTCGCCGGCGTAGTCCATGGCGAGGCGGCGTACGTCCAGCAGCGCGGCCAGGTCGGCGGCGGTGGACGTCTGCCGGTAGCGGGGCTGTGGGCCCATCGGTCCGGGCTGGGCCGGCACCTGGGGCGGGTCCTGCCAGGGCCGGACCGGGCCGGCCGGTGGGGTGGTCGGCTGCGGTTGGACGGGCGCGCTCACCGGGCACCTCCCACACCCGGGCCGGTGATGACACCACGCGCCAGAACCAGGCCCTCGTCGTCGCAGAAGACCCTCGCCTCGCCCCAGGCGAGCTCGACCTCGACGTCGATGGGCTCGACGTCGAGCGCCAGGTCCACCTGGTCGAGCAGGTCCTGGATGCGTACGTAGATCTCCTCTGCGAGGTCGTGGGCGTCCAGGCCGCCCCCAGCAGGAATCTCGATCGGCCGGATCGCCGGCAGCAGGGCGACCAACGGCGAGCTGATGGCCGGGCAGCGCTCGCAGGTGCGCAGACCGGCCCGCCAGTCGGACGGGGCGACGGCGTGGCCGCACAGCCCGGCCACCATGCCCGGCCGCTGGCTGTGGGGCACCCCGCTCGCGAAGTCGACCACGTACACCGCCGGCGGCTGCTCGGCCGGGGTGTCGACGAGGCCGGCGCCGCGGATCGCCCCGGCCACCTGGGCGAGGGACAGCGGCGCCAGGGTGAGCTCCGTCCGGGTGCCGTCAGCGCTGGTCCGGGCGGCGATGACCCCGCCGTCCGGGTGCGTCAGATCCCGGATGGTGTCATCGTCGGCGAGCGGGGTGCGGGTGGTGTACCGCCATCCGGCGGCGAGCAGGTCGCGGGCCACCGCCACGGCGGCACTGACCTCACTGCCGGTAGGCTTGCTGGTCATCTGGACTCCTTCGGATGCGATGGGGTAAGGGGTCTGGATGTGAGCCCTCGCCGTGCCGGGCGGGGGCTCGTCTGTCACGCGGCCCGGGCGGCGGCGCCACGGCGGCGACGGCGGGCGAGCCGGGCCTTCGCCTCGGCGAGGTCCCGGGCGCGTCGGCTCTCGACGGTGTGGGCGGCCAGGAACGCCGTCAGTTGGTCGTCGGTGAGGTATCGACGCTTGCCGATGCGGATGTGGTCGAACTCCCGCCGGCATGCCCGCTCCATCAGGGAGCGGAGAGGGATCGAGTACGTTGAGGCCACCTCGGACAGGGGATGGAGCCGGGGCAGGGTCATCACTTCTCCTCGGACGCGGTGACGGGGACGGGGCACGCCTTGACGGTGTGGCGCGCGATGTAGTCGCACAGGCTGTCGCGCGTGATCCGGATCGGCCCGTTGCGGCCGGGGCCCTTGATGGCGACCAGCTCACCCGCAGCGACGTAGCGACCGACGCTCCAGCGAGAGATCCGCAGATAGTCGGCTACCTCAGCGACGGTCATGAGCTCCACGCGACGCCTCCTGCAACGAGTTGCAACGTGATGTGCGGACAACACACTAACTCGCGTGGCATCGCGTTGCAACTCGTCTCATGACGAGACATCACGTCGCGTGATGATGCGACTTGCAGCGCATTGCGAGACGGAACTATGTCCGGATCGTGTGATCGTGCTACAACGTGCTACATGACAGACGAGACGCCGGGCGTCGCGTACGACCTGTGGTTGCGCGTGCGCGCCGAGCAGGCATCCCGGGGCTGGACCGACGTCGAGCTACAGCGCCGATCGGGCATCCCACGGGGCACGGTCGACCGCCTACGGCGCGGCAAACGGGTACCCCAGGCACGGGTCGTCAACGCGCTGGCTGATGCGCTCGGAATCCCCCGCGCCGAGGCGGCCCGGCTCGCCGGGCTCGTCCCCGAAGGGCCAGCACCGGCGGCCGGCCAGGTCTCCGTGCGAGAGGCGATCCAACAGGATCCGACCTACACTGATGATGAACGCGCGGTCCTGCTGGCCCTGGTCGACCTCATCGATCGGGCAGCAGCCCGTCGGCGTCGACGCCAGAAGGATGACGACGGCGACGACGAGGAAGCGGCCTAGTCGTCCTGGCTGATGGCGTCGTCGAGCGCGGTGATCACCGCGTCCTCGGCCGCCGGCATCAGGTCCCCGTAGATCTCGCTGGTGGTCGAGAGCTGTGCATGCCCGAGCCGGCGGGAGATAGCTAGGGGCGTGACGCGGGGATCGCTGAACAACCAGGCCGCGTGCGAGTGCCGCAGATCATGGGGTGTCGGCCGGCGGCGGAGCACCCCGGGACAGTCACAGGTGGACACCGCGGCCGGATCAGGGCCCATGTGAGCGTGGCAGCGAGTCATCCCGGCCGCGGTGATGGCGCCGCACGGCTCACCATGGTCGTTGGTGCCGCCGTAGTCGCGGCAGCGGCGGCGGCCCGGCTCAGCCCGGGGGACGCCCCGGTTCGGCGGCGGATGCGCCGGGCAGCGCATGGCGCGGATGACCGCCGGGTCCCAGTGCCGGAGCCGCCAGTTCCGGTAGTGGATCATGCCGCCGTTGGTCGCTCTGATCAGGAGCGCGTCGGCCGGTTGGCCCTCGACGAGCGGCCGGAGCGTCTCGTACAGGGCGTCGCTGATCGCGATCTCGCGGCGGCGTCGGCCCTTGGTGGTGCCCAGGTAGAGGCCGCCCCTGCCGTCCCGTTTCCAGGCCCGCCAGATCCTGACCTTCGCCCTGGAGGTGCCCGTCGGTGGCACGATGTGCCCCACGCTGAGCGCGACCGCCTCGGACCAGCGTGCACCCGTGCCGGCCAGCAGCTCGACCAGCGGACGATCCGCCGGGTCGACCGCCGCCAGCAACACCCGGTACTCCTCATGAGTAAGCCTCACCTGGCCGGGCTCGCCGGTGTCGTCGTGCTCGGTCAGGTCGCGGATCCAGTCGGTGCGCGTCACCGGGTTGTCGTCGATGAGCCGCTCGTGCACCGCCGCCCGGAACAGGGCATGCAACAGGGTGTAGTAGCGTGTCACGGATGTCGACCGGAGCCCGTCGGCGCGCAATCTGTTGAGAAAAGTGCCGATCTCGGTCGGGGTGACCCGGTCCAACCTCCTGTCGCCGATCGCGGGGTAGATGCGGTTGGCAAGCTGGGCCGCGTACCCGGCCCTGGTACCGGGGGTGATCCTCGTCTTGGCGGCCAGCCAGCGCTCGGCCCACTCGCGGACGGTGGGCACCGTGGTGGTGTCCTCGTCGACGTCGAGGACGCCCATGGCGGCGTAGAGCTGGTCGGCTGTGATCTGGTGCCGGTGCGCCTCGGCGATGTCCCGGGCCTGCGCGGCGAGGTCCGCGGTGGGCCAGCTTGTGTACTGCTTGACGCCGTCGCGGCGCCAGACGACGCGCCAGGATCCGCCCCGCTGCTCGATCGATGCCACGCCGCGAGGCTACGTCCCCATGGGGACAGACGCCAGGGGCTTCAGCGCGTTTCCTGGTGACTGATCGTGCGATCCGCACATCAATTTCGGGGCAGATCCGGACATCCCGAGGTAGGGGCAACCGGTCGCAGCGGCCTTTTAATCAGCGGGTTCAGGGTTCGAGTCCCTGGCGGCCCACCGCCGTCACCAGGGCAAACGCCCCGCCGGAGCGGGTCCGGCGGGGCGCTACTCATCGTGTGGGGACACTTTGGGGACAGACCCCTACTCATCGCCGATGGCGCGTAGCGCCTGGGCCAGCCGGTCGACCGTCGTGGCCACGCCGTCCCGGTACGTGCCGCAGCAGTGAGCGACCGCCCTGACCACGATCGCCCCGATGATGGTGCACCCGCCGAGGATGATGACGGCCGTCGCGCCGGCGCCGGCCAGAGCAGTCGCCATCCTGGCGTGTCCGGCCTGCCAGGCCGCGACGCCCAGAGCGCCGAGCACCACCACCCCGATCAAGGCTGCTGCACCGCCCGCGACGATCCACGCCCTTGTGGTTCTCATGACCCCGTCCGCCTAGGTTAGGTTTGCCTTCCTTCTTGCGATCTGCGAGTTGCAGATCGCAAGAAGGAGTCGATACAACATCCACACCTTACATTCCGGGTACCGGACAATCGTCTATCTAGGACCGTACGCTCGGCTAATAGCTGGCGGTAATCGGGTCATGATATCCGCGCCACGGTGGGTGATCTACGCAGCCAGGATCATGCGGGTGCAACCACTGTTGGTGGTCCAAATAGGACGCATAAATCGATATCAGTCATATTCCTAGCTGTCCGACTCTGCGGATGGTGCAATTTCGCCATGTGGTGAAAGTCGGATTCCCGTCGCCTATGTGTGGGTGGAGGAGGCCGGGTGACGAAGCCGCCTCCTCCATGTCCCATCCAGCAGCGGCCTACTCCGTGGCCAGGCCGCACCACCAGTATCGACGGTCACCCAGGGGCAGCCGCTACCCTGGGGGTGTGCCAGATTGGCACCGTGCCAACAGCAGGGAGGTGCTAGAGATGGCCGCGGTGAGCCCCCTCGCCCGCCGGCTCCGTCTCGGCGCCGAGATCCGACGACTGCGCGAGCAGCGCGGCATGACCGGCGCCGAGCTGGGCAAGGCCGCCGGCCTCGACAGGACCGCGATCAGCAAGATTGAGAACGGAGAGAGGCGACCCCTACCTGCGCTACTCCGAATCCTCGACGTCCTCGTCGACCAGGGCCCGGAGTACACCGGGCTGCTCCAAGTGGCCCGCGACGGCCTGGAGCGGGGCTGGTGGCAACAGCCGGCGTACGCCCGGATGGGCGAGCGGCAGGCACGGACCGCGGATCTGGAGTGCGGCAGCATCGCGATCAGCACCTACCAGAGCGCGATGCTGCCGGGTCTACTCCAGACCGAGGCGTACGCACGGCATCGCGCCGATCTGGCGATCGCTGGCGGCGCCGACATCGACCTGGATGGCTCCACCGTCGGCCGCCTACGCCGCCAGCACGAGATCCTCGGCCCGGACGGGCCGACCTACGACGTCGTCCTAGAGCCGCAAGCCATCTGGCGGGCGCCCGTCCCGCCAGCGGTCATGGCCGAGCAACTCAAACACCTGCTCGACCTGATCACGACGCGACCGGGCCTGCGAGTCCGCGTGCTCCCGGTTGACGCCCGGGTCAACACCGGATACGTGCCACGTAGCCCGTTCGTGGTCTACCGCTACCCCGACCCGGCCGACCTCACCCTGGTCGCCGTCGACACGGTGTCGACCGACCTGCTGGTGACCGAGCCGGCCGAGTCGGAGCGGTACGCGCAGATGCACCAGCAACTGTGCGCCGCCGCACTCTCCGAGGAGGAGAGTGCGGGTCTCATCCAGCAGGCGGCCGATGCGATGGCCGCCATGTAAGGAGGTCCCCGTGGAGTACAAGCCGTTCCGCAAGTCCAGCCGTAGCGATGCTGGTCAGGACTGCGTCGAGGTTGCCGACGCTGTCGACGGCAGCGCCGTCCTCGTCCGCGACAGCAAGGACCCGTCCGGCCCGGTGCTGAACTTCGGGTCGGTGTCCTGGTCGGCATTCGTCGACGCGGTCAAGGCCAAGGCTGGTCGCCTGGCCTGACCTGACCTGTTCCTCACCTGGAGGGCCGGCAGCGGGATGCTGCCGGCCCTCGTCATGTTCGCTCCGTGATTGCGGAGTGTCCTCTTGTGACATTGGTTGGCACCGTGCCAAGCTGGCACCGTGCTTCGGCACGGTGCCGGACCGGCACGGTGCAAGGCGCACCGCTGGGCGCGGTAACACGGAGATCCCTTTGTGTTGACCACGCGCTCGGCACCCCAGGCGCCGCCTCGTCGCCTCCACGGGGCGGCGCCCCAGACCGGGTGTGGTGGTCGGAGCATGGACGGGCCCGGCCACCACGCCCCCGCCCGGACCAGGGGGTTGCGAGATGGGCGCACGACACGAACACGAGGTCCGCAAGCGACAGCAGGCTGCCAGCGCCGGCCAGCAGCGGGACCAGAACGGCGACCAGGACGACGACCAGGACCGGGCACTGCTCGACCGGCTCGCCGACCGGTGGGGGCTCCCACAGGACGGGGGTCAGCGGTGCCCCCGCTGACTCGCGCGCCTCGACCGGGCGACGTGCTCCGGGTGGCCAGAGCCGCGTCCGTCCAGTTCAGCGGTGACCGGGCACTCCGCTTCCGGGTCATCCGGGTGCATGACTGGACCACGTACCGGGGCTGGTGTTGGCTCGACGGCTACGTGCTCGACCGGCATGGTGAGGCGGTGGACCGGCGGACGATCTACGTGCAGCCGGCAGGGCTGTGGCTGCTGGAGCCGCGGCAGGTGCCGGTACAGCGGCGGCCGGTCGGGGCCCGACGGCCGGCCGTGCGGCGCGCCTGACGGGCGCGCGGTGGCCCCGGCTGCCGGCACAGCCGGGGCCACCCCACGACGAACGGCCCCGGCCTCCTGTGTGGAGGCCGGGGCCGGTGGACCGTCTGGGCCTACCCGGGTGAGGGCCGCGCCGAGCTGGGCATCCCGCAGGACGGCTGTCCAGCCTGTCATGCCGGCGAAGAACCAGCCTGCCGGACGACCCAGGACCGTCGTAGCTGGTAGATACGCCTGCGCGCCAGCGGCTTGATCCTCCACCCCTCGCCCTCGGCGCCCCACACCTGGGCACGCCGATCCTCATCGGCCAGCGAGCGTTGGATGGTGCGCGCGGAGACCTCCAGCAGCTTCGCCGCCTGGGCGACGCTTATCCACTCGCCATTGCCGCTGGTCATGTCTCCCCCCGGGTCGCAGTCCACCACCGGATGATCCCACGACGGTCACGACACATCACGCTATGGCATGTCGCGACAGTTGCGCCAAACGCGACTGTCGCGACATGATGACGGGCATGAACATCACGGAGATCGCCGAGACGGTCACCAACGCCGTGCGCGACCACATCCAGCCCGTCCTCATCGGCGCTGGCGCGGTCGGCACCCTGATCGGCCTCTGGACGATCTGGCGGTGGTGGACCCGCGGCGAGGCCCACACCCGCATGGGTGTCCTCGCCGTCGCCCTGGCCACCGGTATCGCCGGCGAGGGCATGTGGGAGGTCGCGCGGTACGAGCTGGAACTGCCCCCGTACCTCGCCGTCGCGTTGTTCGCGTTCCTTGAGGTCGTCATGCTCAGCCAGGGCGCGATGGCCCGGTACAAGCTGCGCGCCGGCCAAGAGCCCGCCGCCCGCCGGCACATGGGCTTCGTGTGGGCCGCCGCGGTGGCCTCTGGCCTGATCGCGGCCAGCGCCGGCAACTCGCTGACCGAGGTGCTCCTTCGGCTGATCGCCCCACCAGTCGCGGCCGGCATCGTGTGGATGGAGCTGACCGCCGACCAGGCCGTCGACCGGCCCCGCCAGCAGACGAGCTGGATCTGGACGCCACGCCGCATCGGCATCCACCTCGGCCTGATCCGACCAGGCGCCGAGGACCTGGTCCAGGTCGACCGCGATCGTCGCATCGACGCGATCACCGTCACCGCCCACCGGCTGCACCACGGGTCGAAGAGGCTCGCCAGGATGCGCCGGGCCCGTCTCCGCCGGCTGGCGCTCCAGGCTGATGACGCGATGGTCGCCGAGGCGCAACGCCGGGTCGCCCGCGTTCACCGCATCGAGCGCCTGACCGCCCCCGACGCCGCGCCAGTCGACCAGGTCGACGACCGGACCCGCGCCGCGCTGGACGAGATCCGCCTCCAGACCCGGGAGACCACCCGCCAGCTCCGCGCGCAGATGCCGACGCCGGACCACGCGTGGTCCAACAACGTGGTCCGCATCCCGACCCGTCTGGTGGGTCAGGGGTGGACCGCGCCGACGGACCAGGACGTGGACCGCTGGCTGGACCAGCAGTCGGACCAGACGGTGGACCACGCTCCGGTCCAGACCGCGGACCAGGCTGCGGACCAGACCGAGGGCACCGAGTCGGACCAGACGGTGGACCAGCCGGCGCGGGTAGACCGGCAGGTCAACGGCCGGTCCAAGCGTCGGTCTACGCCGCCTGCCGACAGCACGATCCCGCCCCGCGTCCAGCAGATGGCGCGAGAGCTTCGCCGCCGCTACCGGGGCGAGATCCCGCCCCGCGCAGAGGTGATGCGGACCCTCGGCTGGACGTCGGCGGACTACGCGAGCAAGGCAATCAACCTGGTCCGCGCTGAGCGCACCCGCACGGACCAGACCGACCCCGACCCCGACCGCGCCGCGGTCTGAAAGGAGATTCCTCGTGTTGACCCGAGTCCGCGCCCACATCACCCACGCCCGCCGCGTCTGGGCCGAGCAGTCCCAGATCACCGCGGCGACGGCCACCTACTACGACGACACCGAGGCCCTGGCCACCCGGGCGGCTGCGGCTGAGCGGATCGCCACCGGCCTCGACCGGCAGGCAGCCCACCTGGCCGCCTCGTGGCTGGCCAGGGCCGTGACCGCGCTGCCGCCGTCGGACACCGTGCAGGCAATGGCCGCCGACTGGCGGCGGCGCGCCGAGGAGATGTGGTACGACCTGGCGACCGCCCTCGACCTTGCCGAGGGTCACGGTGCGTAACCTCAACCCCTTGATCCATCAAGGGGTTGAGAAGGGGTCTACGGCGGTGAAAGCCGCCCCCGGGGCCGTCCCAGCGGCCATCAACCTCTTGACGCCTCAACCCCTTGAACAACCGTGCGTAACCGACGGGGCGAAGAAGACACCGGCGAAGCGGCGGCGGTCGCTGCTGTTGGATCCGGCCGTCATCGTCACCGGTATCACGCTGCTCCTGGTCGGCGAGCTGGTCCTGTGGGCCGCGGTCGGTTGGCTGTGGTGGGCCGTCATCAACATGGGGATCGCGTTGGTCGTAGCCGCCGGGGTTCTGGCGTGGCGACGACGCACCCCTGGATGGCTCGACAGGCTGCTCGGCGGCCGTAGCCGGCCCGGTCGCACGTCGACGACGACAACGCGGACCACCACACGGGGGGCTGGTGTTCCAGGGCGGGGTGTCCTCAGCCGGCTGCTGCCCGGCCGCGGCCGGGGCACTGCCAGCCCGAGTGGTGGTGGCCGCGGCGGTGGCCGGCCGAGGGGTGTCCTGGGCGGCCTGCTCCCCGGTGGTGGCGGCCGGTCCGCCGGGCGGCCTGCTGGTGGCCGGTCGTCGACGGGCCGGCCCGGCCGCAGCCCCGGCGGCGGGTGGTGGCCGTTCGCCGGCGGCGGCCGGGGCAAGAGCAGCAGCCCGAGGAACCCGAAGAAGGGGAACGGGAACGGCAAGAAGAGCAACGGCAGCAGCGTCCTGGGCGACATCGTGCACGGGCTGACCACCCCGGCACCAGGACGCAAGCCGTCACCAGGACCAGCCGCGACGGCGGCCAAGAAGGAGACCGAACGGAAGGAGAGCGAGCCGATGACGGTGCGACACGACGACGACGCCAGCCTCCAGCGATGGGGCCGCAACCTCAAGACGATCAGCCCGGCCATCGAGGAGTTGCTCCAAGCGGCCCGGCAGCAAGACGAGCTGGCCGAAGCGATCGCCTCCGGCGTCTCCAAGCTGGCCGTACAGGGCGAGTCGGAGCTGCCCGCGGACCGGGCACTCGTCGCCGAGGCCGAGGCCATCGCCGCCGAGCTCCGCGAGCTGATGACCGACGACAGGGCCGGCAGGCTGGCTCGGCTCAGGGACCGCGCGGACGAGCTGGCGCGGTCATACGGACGCCTGCACGAGGTCGACGAGGCGCGGCTCGCCGGCGAGCGCGGCGGCCGCGCCCGGGAGAAGCGGGCGGACGTGGCCGCCGCCGAGAGCGACACCTGACAGCAACGGAACACCACAGACACGACGAGGGGAGACATCATGGGCGGGGCGCGATGGGTACCCGCATGGCTGCTGGTCATGGCCGGCATGGTCGTCCTGCTACGCAGCGACGTACCCCTGGAGTGGTGGTTGCCGCTTGGCGTGGCCGCCGTCGCTGCAGTGGTGACACTGATCATCACCTTGGTCCTCGAACAGCAGAGAGCGCTGGTCCACCGCCTCGTCGCCGTCGTGGGTGCCGGTGTGTGGACGGCGTGGGTGGCCCGGTCCGGGCCGTCCACCCTGCTGGTGCTGGCCGCGCTCGGCGGCGGCGCGATCGTCGCCGCCCTGGAGGTCGCCGCCGCCCGGGGCCGACCCACGGTGCTGTGGGTCGGCCCCGCCCCGGCCGACGTCGACCGCCGGCCGGGGCGAGTCCAGGAATGGGAAGCCCTACTGCGGCGGGTCGTCGTCAAGAAGGGCAGCGAGGGCGCATCGGCCCAGATCCGGGTCACCGAGGTGACCCCGTGGCCGGACCGCACCGCCGGCGAACAGGTACACGTCGAGCTGCCCGAGGGCATGACCGTCAAGGACCTGGCCGCGTACGCGGACCGCATCGCCGCCGCCCGCCGGCTGCCGGCCGGATGCGTCGTCCGCACCCTCGACGGCCCCCACCAAGGCGCCGCGGTCCTCGACGTCATGCTGCGCGACGGCCTCGCCGGCGACGGCCGGACGATCACCGAACCGACCACACCGGCCTCGATCTACGACCCGATCGACGTCGCGTACACCGCCCGCGGCGAGGCCCTATCCGTGTCACTGCGGGAGCAGAGCATGATCGTCGGCGGCACCACCGGCAGCGGCAAGACCACCTTGCTGCACCGGCTGATCATGCACCTCGCCCGGTGCACCGACACGCTGATCTGGGTGGTCGACCCCAACGGCGGCGGGGTGGCCGCGCCGTGGATCGGCCCGTGGGCACGCGGTGAGGCGCCGGCGCCCACGGTGGATTGGGTGGCCGAGGACCCGTACGAGGCGGCCGTGCTGGTCGCGGTCGCGGCCGCGATCGTCAAGGACAGGAAGACATCCCAGGAGGCGCTCAGGAGGAAGCGGCAGGCGAACTCGCACATCTTGCCGGTGGACCGGGACCTGCCACTGATCATGGTGATTACCGACGAGGGCGGAGAGCTGCGGCAGATGGCCGGCCTGCTCGCCACCCTCGTGGACGAGGGGATCGCCCGGCTCGCCCAGATCGGCCGCGCCGAAGGCGGACGCGTCATCATGTCTGTCCTCCGCGGTACCGCCGACCTGCTCGGCAAGGGGCTCAGGTCCGTCGCCGGCGTCCGGGTCTGTCTGAGGATGAACGAGGAAGACGAGTGCGACTACATCCTGGGCGTCAACCCCGGCCGTGCCCGCCTGCTGCACCGGGGCAGCGCCTACGTCTACCGCACCGACACCGACTACCGCCCCGTCCTCGGCCGCACCCTCAACGTCGACCTGGCTGCCATCGAACAGCACGCGGTCGCGACCGCGCACCTGCGGCCGACTCTGGACGACCGCGCTCGCCGGGTCGCCGCCCGGCTCACCGTCCAGGACGTCCTCGATGGCCGTGACCCGATGCAGCACCTGGAGATTGCCCGGCACCCGGTGATGCGGGACGTGGCGGCCGGCCGCGCGTACGAGGGCCGCTGGGAACGCAAGGCACGCATGCTCGCCGAGCTGCGCGGCGAAGAAGAGCCGCCCGAGGAGGAGCCGGCGCCTCGACGGGTGCTGTCGGACCGGCCCACGGTGGCCGCCCCGGGCAGCGCGGCGGAGCGGCTGTTGCTGGCTACGGGCGTCCGTGTCGACACTCCGGCGGCTGTCGCCGTCGAGACGGACGCCCGGCCACGGCTGCGGCTGGTCCCCGACACCGGCGAAGCCGAGGAGCCGACGCGGCCGTCGACGGCCCGCGAAGCTATCCTCGCGGTCCTGAACGACGCGCGGCCGGACCCACTGAGGGCTGCCGAGGTCCACGCCCGGGTGGCCGCGGACTACGGCATCGAGGTGACCCCACAGCGGGTCCACCAGGTCCTGGCCGCGCTCGTCAAGGCGGGCGATGTGCGGCAGGCCGGCGGCGGCCGGTACGAGATGGCCAGCTAACCGGCCCGTAGACACTGAAGGGCCCCCGCCAGTGGCGGGGGCCCGTGTGTTGGTCAGGAAGCGGCGAGGAGGCGGGCGATCGCGGATCCAGGCGGCGGCGCCACCGGCTGCCGACCCGGGCTACCGGCGGCGGGCAGCGTGCCGGACCGGAGCGCCCGGATCCGCTGTCCCTCGGCGATCGCGGCCCGGATCGAGGCGAGCAGCTCGTCGGGGTCGGCTCCGGCGGCGACCGCCTCGATCGTGGCGTCGGCGGCCCGGCGGGCCAGCCGCGCAGCGTCGGTCTCGTGTGCCATACCCCCACGATCCCACACCGCACGAAGAAGCGGCCCCCACCCGGTTGGGTGGGGGCCGCTCTCACGTTGGTCGACATCCCTCCGACTGCCGCGTCCGACAGCCGGCGATGCCGCACCGGCATCCTACAGCTCCGAGCCGTCGTCGTCGTCGGGGTACACCTCCAACACCGCGGTACCGCCGCCGATCGCATACCGGCCCGGCGCCAACGGCTGGTCGCCGACGTACAGACGGCCGTCAACGTCGAAATAGACGGTGCCGTTGCCCAGGGATAGCGGTTCCTCCATGTTCATACCAGGCAGGCTACGGCCGCCGCCCGGCCTGGAGCGCGACCGCCGACGGCGAGTCGGGCTCGCCGACGCCAGACGTGACGATCGAGGTCAGCAGCGACAGCACGGCCGCGCCGACCGCGATCCCGCCAGCAGCCAGCCAGTCAGCCGACCACGCACTGACGAGCACGTCGCCGCCGAGGTAGAGCAGGACCGCCTGAGCGGCCGACTTAGCCGCCCGCTCGAACGCTTGCCGCCAGAACGATCTACTGAACATGGTAGACCTCCCCGCCGTCGTCATCCGACGGCCGCTCGGATGATCGCGGTGCCGACTGCACTGGCAGCCCCGATGAGACCGGCGGCTGCGACGATCCACTGGCCGCGATACCGGCCAGGGCGCGCAACAGCGCCGGCTCCGCCATCAGCGCCGCGCTGATCAGCAGCGGCTCCCACCCCGCCCGTGACCATAGGGCGTAGCCGAATCCGGCCACGCCCACGCTCAGGCACACGATGTCCCGCACCAGCGGCGGGACGCCCGACTGTCGCCTCACTCGCCACGCTCGCCCCCCGGTGGTGTGCCCGTCGCCACCGACAACAACTGCTCTTCACGCACCATCGCCATCGCCCGCCCGGCGACCGCGGCACCGATCCGATCCACGGCTACCCCTGCCCGGTCGCCGCGGCGAGACGTGCCGCCAGCTCGCCCGCGCGGTCGCCGAACGCCGCCCGCAGCGCGGCCACCGCGTCGTCCAGGTCCTTCGTGCCGAGCCCGGCCAGCACCCCGTCGACGATCTCCTGCTCGTTGACCCAGTCCCTGCCGAGCATCGCCGCCTGGTTGGCCCGGATCTCGGTCAGCAGGGCGAGGATCTGCGGGATGTCCCGGTTGTGGATCAGGTGCGCCTGGTGCCAGGTGTACTCGGTCAGCAGCCGGGTGCTCGGCGCCGCCGAGCCGAGCCGCGCCACCTCCGCCGCGTACCTGCCGACCGCCTCCGACATCATGTCCTGTCCGCGTCGGAGTCCGGTCACCACGTCCTCTGCGCTCACGTCGTCCATCCCTCCTGCCAGCAGCGCGTCGACGTCGCGCCGGAATCGGTTCATGTCGAAGCTGGGATCGGTCTTGACGCTGGAGTGGCCGTAGCCGCCGGGCTGGTGCTCCTTGTGCCCGGCGACGCCCCAGCCGGTGCGGCGGCGGATCGCCG